CCGATGGGCATTATGGCTGGGGAAGATGAGCCAGACTTGGAGATCGAGATTGAGGACCCGGAAGCTGTACGCCTGAGAACAGATGGCCTAGAGATTGAGATTGAGCAAGAAGAGATGTCGGACGAGGACTTCGACGCGAACCTTGCGGAGTTTATGAGTGACGGAGAGTTGTCGTCCGTTGCCGGAGAATTGCTGAGTGCCTACGATGACGACGTGAGTGCCCGTAAAGATTGGGTGCAGACTTACGTTGATGGACTTGACTTGCTCGGTATGAAGATGGAAGAGCGCACGGAACCTTGGTCTGGCGCTTGCGGCGTGATTCACCCGCTGCTGTCTGAGGCTGTGGTTAAGTTTCAGTCCGAGACGATCATGGAGACGTTCCCAGCTGCGGGACCTGTTAAGACGAAGATCATCGGTAAAGAGACACAAGCTAAGAAAGAAGCCGCCGAACGTGTGCAGGCTGATATGAACTATAAGCTCACTGAGCAGATGCCTGAATACCGGCCTGAGCATGAGCGTCTTTTGTGGGGCTTGGGCCTGTCGGGGAATGCGTTTAAGAAGGTGTATTTCGACCCTTCGCTAGACCGACAGGTCTCTATTTATGTGACGGCGGAAGATGTCGTGGTGCCGTATGGTGCCAGCAGCTTGCGTACAGCAGAGCGTGTTACACACGTGATGCGTAAGACCGAGAACGAGCTGCGCAAGTTACAGATCGCTGGGTTTTATCGTGATGTTGATCTTGGTGAGCCAGCTAATACGCTCGACGAGATTGAGAAGAAAGTCGCAGAGAAGATGGGCTTTCGCGCAACTAGCGACGACCGTTTCCGTATTCTGGAGATACAGGTAGATTTAGATTTACCGGGCTACGAGGACGTGGACGACGACGGTGAAGAGACCGGCGTGATGCTGCCATACATCGTCACTATCGAGAAGAACACACAGGAGGTCTTAGCTATCCGCCGTAACTGGAGGCCAGACGACAAGAACAAGCAGAAGCGCAGCCACTTTGTCCACTACGGCTATGTGCCGGGCTTTGGCTTTTATTGTTTTGGTTTGATCCACTTAGTCGGTGGTTTTGCTAAGTCTGGTACGTCGTTGCTACGTCAGTTGGTTGACGCCGGTACGCTGGCTAACTTGCCGGGTGGATTGAAGTCTCGCGGTATGCGTGTAAAGGGTGACGACACACCAATCGCACCGGGTGAATTCCGAGACGTGGACGTGCCTAGTGGATCGATCCGTGACAACATCCTACCACTTCCTTACAAGGAACCAAGCCAAGTTTTGATGGCCTTGATGAATCAGGTTATCGAAGAAGGTCGCAAGTTTGCTAACGCTGGTGACTTGAATGTATCCGACATGTCGGGCGAAGGCCCAGTGGGTACAACGCTGGCAATTCTCGAACGTACGCTGAAGTCTATGTCGGCTATTCAGGCGCGTGTGCACTACGCGATGCATGAAGAGTTCCGTCTGTTAAAAGACATCATCCGTGACTACACCCCAGAAGAGTATGACTACGACCCAGTTGAGGGTAACCGTCAGGTTAAGCAGTCGGACTATGACGCTGTAGATGTGATTCCTGTTAGTGATCCGAACGCTGCGACGATGGGGCAGAAGATCGCTCAGTTCCAAGCAGTGTTGCAGCTATCACAGTCTGCTCCGCAGATATACGACATGCCGTATCTTCATAGGCAGATGATTGAAGTCTTGGGTGTTAAGAACGCAGCTAAATTGATCCCGATGGATGATGACATTCGCCCGCGTGATCCTATTACTGAAAACCAGAACCTTCTGAAAATGAAGCCGGTTAAAGCGTTCTTCTATCAGGATCATCAGGCGCATATCCAAGTTCATATGGGCACGATGCAAGACCCTAAGATTCAAGCTCTCATGCAGCAGAACCCGCAAGCACCACAGATGGCAGCGGCGATGATGGCGCATATTAACGAGCACGTCGGCTACGAGTACCGCAAGCAGATGGAGAAAATGATGGGCTTGCAGCTCCCTGACTACGATGAGGACGAGCAAGAAGTTATTCCTAAAGAGATGGAAGTTGAAATCTCGAAGCGCGCTGCTCAAGCTACACAACAGCTATTGCAGCAGAATAAACAGGAAGCTCAACAGCAACAAGCGCAGCAACAGCAGCAAGACCCAATTATCCAGATGCAACAGCAAGAACTCCAGATCAAGCAAGCTGAAGTTCAACGCAAGATCGCCAAAGATCAAGCTGACGCTGCCGCACGAGATAAGCAGTTACAGATTGAGATGGAGCGTATTAATGCTCAGAAGGAGATCGCTGGCGCAAACATGGCGATGAAGCACACGCAGGAGTTGCAACGTGCGGACAAGGCACAGGAGACTGAGGGCTTCCGTCAGGGTATGGAGATGACGAAGCTGCGCATGAATCAGAATCAGAGACAACAAAACACCCCAACACCAAAAGGGAAAAAGTAAATGGAAAAAGTCATCGAGATAATCTTAAAGCAGCTCCGTGAGCGTCGGGTACAACTAACCGATGCGATGGCAAACGGGTCTGCTAAAGACTATGCCGAATATAAGTTTCTATGTGGTGAGATTAGAGGGCTCACCGCTGTAGAGATGTATCTACAAACCCTCGCAAAAAACTTGGAGCATGACGATGAGTGAGATAGTAATCGCTACAGAAAGCGGTGAAACATCCGTACTACCTGAAACACAAGAAGCGAAAGCAAACCAATTACCAGAACCGGTGGGCTATCACATTCTTGTGGCTATACCAGAATCAGAAGACAAGTATGACAACGGTATTTTTAAAGCCGACGAGACTCGCCGTTACGAAGAAGTTTTGGCGACAGTTTTCTTTGTTGTGAAGATGGGACCTGATTGTTACAAAGACGAGAAACGGTTTCCGAGTGGAGCTTGGTGCAAGGTCGGTGACTTTGTATTAGCGCGACCTAATTCAGGTACACGTCTAAAGATTCATGGACGCGAATTTAGGTTATTAAACGACGACTCTATAGAAGGGGTTGTTGATGACCCACGCGGTATTTCACGAGCATAAGGAGACATAAATGGCTGAATACGAAAAAGATGAGTACAAGTTCCCCGATGAAATTGAGGCTAAGAATTCTCGGGATGACGATGATGATGACGACTTTACTGTTGTTATCGAAGATGACACGCCTGTAGCGGACCGTAATAAAGAGCCACTTCCTAAGGATATTATTAATTCTTTGGAAACCCCAGAAGATGGTGGTGAGTATCCTGATGAAGTAATTACGAAGTTCAAACAGTACAAACGCGCTTGGCATGACGAGCGTCGGGAGAAAGAGTTAGCCCGCCGTGAGCAAGAAGAAGCTATTCGTATGGCCCAAGCTATTTTGGACGAGAATAGGCGTCTTAAAAACACTTTGGTATCAGGCGAACAAGAGTACATCGCAACGGTTAAAACGGCTGCGGATACTGAGCTTGAGATGGCTAAACGTAGCTACAAAGAAGCGTATGACACGGGCGATACCGATAGTATTATCGAAGCCCAGCAAAACTTGACTAATGCTAGTTTAAAGGTAGATCGGGTAAGATTTATTCGCCCTACTTTACAAGCAGAAGAAAATGAGGTACAACTACCAAAAATACAACAAGCTGACAAACCAGCCCCTGTTGATGAAAAGTTCGCGAAATGGCAACGCCGTAACTCCAATTGGTTCCATAAGGACGAGGAGATGACGGACGCTGCAATGGGATTGCATAAAAAGTTGTATCGAGAGTACGGCCCTGAATATATTGGTACTGACGATTACTACGAACGGATTGACAAAACAGTCCGAAAGCGATTCCCAGAAGCCTTCCCCGACGCCGACAGAGACGCGTCCGAGTCACAGCGAACTCAAAAGTCACGACCTAGTTCAATTGTTGCGTCAGCTAAACGGAGTACTACTTCGAAGCAAGTCAAATTGACCCCGACACAGGCATCGTTGGCAAAGAAATTTAGACTAACCCCGGAACAGTACGCTCGCGAAGTTCTTAAATTGGAGAATCAAAATGGCTGAAAACAGATTGAATCGTGAACTAGAAGCCCGCTCGCAACAAGAGCGGCCTAAACAATGGGCCCCTGCTGAGCTTCTCCCTGAACCGGATAAGCAACCGGGCTTTGGCTATAGGTGGATTCGTGTCGCTGCACTGGACAAGGCTGATCCGCGTAATCTCTCGGCGAAATTGCGCGAAGGCTGGGAACCTGTAAAAGTGTCAGAGCAACCTAAGTTTCAACTATTAATCGATCCGAATAGTCGCTTTAAGGACAATATTGAGATCGGTGGATTGTTACTTTGTAAGACACCATTGGAATTTATTGAGCAGCGTACTACACACTACCGCAATCAAACCGATGCGCAGACTACAGCAGTAGACAATAATTTTATGCGAGAAAACGACCCACGGATGCCGCTCTTTGCTGAGCGTAAATCTTCAACGTCGTTTGGTAAAGGTTAACAACTTATTAATTTTAGGAGTTCAAATATGGCTTACCCAACAGTTTCAGCCCCGTACGGGTTTAAACCGGTAAATCTTATTGGTGGTCAAGTTTTCTCGGGATCGACGCGTGACTATCCGATTTCGTACAACTACAACACCAACATTTTTTACGGTGATTTTGTACAACTAACGAATGGCTATATCGCCATTCTGGCTAATGACATCCCCGGTGCCGCCGCAGTTGGCGTGTTCTTGGGCTGCTATTACACGAACCCGACGACTAAACAACGTCTGTTCTCACAGTATTACCCTGCTAATACGACGGCTGGTGACATCACCGCTATCGTTTGTGACGATCCTGACACCGTGTTCCGCGCCGCAGTTACCGCTGCTACTACCGGTACTACGATTGGTTCAGCTTCTTCGCTGTTGCTTGGTAAGAATCTTGGTGGTAACACCGCTACTGGTTCGCTGACCACGGGTAACTCCGCTGGCGGCATCATCGGTACGACCCCTGCCACTTCTACGGGTAACTTCCGTATTATGGAATTGGTCCCTGATACCCAAATCAGCAGCTCGGCAACGTATGTGTCTGGTACTGGCACTACCACGCTGACTTTGGCTGGCCTGACCATCGGTCAAGTTATTCCAATCGGCACCGACATTTTCAATGTCATCGGTGGTCAACTTCAGTTCACTGGCTCGTCCACGACTGCTGCTACCACTGTTGCATCGACTACGTCACAGGCACTGACTGTTACTGCATCTACGGCTACGATTAGTACGGCTAACGCGGTGGCAT